GGAAATGGTTTAGATGTTAGACCTGTTTTTGGACCTACACAACCTTGGTACATTACACCTTCAAGTCAAGACGGATTTTTTGGTGGTGGAGGCGGTGGTGCACCTTCTCCCCCATACCCACCAAGTGCTAGAGGTGAAGGCGGTAAAGGTGGTGGATCACCTGGACCCGGAGGTGGATCACCAGGAATGAGAAATGCACCAGGAGCTGTTGCAGGATCAGGCGGCGGCGGAGGATCCAATAATCCAAATGGAAAAGGCGGGGCCGATGGTAGAGTTGCTTTTATAGAACCAGGTGCTGCACCCGGAGTATGGTCAATGCAATCTTTATTTTCTGCGGTTAGTGAAGGCAACTGGCCAAGTTAACCTAGACATATTTTTTTAATAATATATAAAAGTGTCATAAAGACATGAATTTTAAAAATAACTATTGGTATTTTACTAAAGCATTACCAGATCATTTTTGTGATAAACTTGTTAAGTTTGGTAGTTCTAAAAAAGAACAGGTGGGTATAACAGGTGGTTTACAAAGAGATGCACAAAAAAGTAAACATTCACAAGTAGTACATAAAGAAGAAGATTTAAAAGAAGAAGATTTATTAAATCTTAAAAAAAGAAGAGATTCAAATATTGTTTGGTTAAGTGAAAAATGGCTTTACAGATATTTACATCATTATGTTAGAGTAGCTAATCATAATTCAGGTTGGAATTTTGAATGGAGCTATTCCGAAGCTGCTCAATTTACAAAATATAAACTTAATCAATTCTATGATTGGCATTGTGATAGTTGGAAAGAACCTTATGGTGATAAAGAAGGTCCTGACTTAAAAGGTAAAGTAAGAAAACTTTCAATGACTTGTTCTTTATCAGACCCTAAAGATTATAAAGGGGGAGAATTTGAATTTAAACTTAACGATGATTCAAGTGGAGATACCTACACTCAAATATGTAAAGAAGTGCAACCAAAAGGATCTATAGTTATTTTTCCTTCTGATACATACCATAGAGTTAAACCTGTAACACAAGGGATAAGACATTCATTAGTGTTATGGACTTGTGGTAATCCTTGGAAATGAACATTTATTTTTTAACAGGTATACCTAGAGCAGGTAATACAATACTATCAAGTGTTTTTAATCAAAATCCTCATGCAAAAATAAGCGCACACAGTGTATTACCTTTGTTAATTAACAGTATCATACATGTTAAGAATGATAATAGATTTAAAAATTTTCCTGATTTTAAAGGTATTGACAATATAATTAAGAAACTATTTATTAATTATTATGAACACTATAAATGCTCAACTATAATTGACAGAGCAGCATGGGGATTTCATTTAAATGTGTTAGAACATATGCCGGTAAATAATAAATTTATAGTACTACATAGACCTCTACTAGAAGTCATGGTTTCTTTTGTTAAAGTAGAAAAACCTAAAGACGTAGTTAAATATTGTGATGATTTATTATTAAAAGAAACAATTTTGTCCGATGCATTAGCTTCTACTCAAAATATTATTGATAGCAAAAAAGAATATCTATTAATAACTTATGATGATTTAATAAATAATATTTTTGAATGTATAAAAAAAATATGTGAATTTGTTAATGTACCTTACATTAAACCAGACCTTAATAATATTAGACAATTAAATATTAATGGTGTAGAGTACAATGATAGCGTGTTATCGGGAAACTTCCACACTATAAAAACAGGAAAATTTATAAAGAATAAAACTAATATAGAAGAATTTTTACCACAAAAAGTTATAGATAAATATAAAAATTTTGATGTCAGATTTTAAAATTAATAAATATACTATAATTAAAAACGCTATATCTAAAGAGTTAGCAGAGTTTGCTTACAATTATTTAATTTTAAAAAGAAAAGTAGCTAGAACTTTATTTGATGATAATTTTATACCACCTTTCGAAACTATGTTAGGAGTATGGAACGATCCACAAGTTCTTGAAACTTATTCTAATTACAGTGATATTGTAATGGAAACTTTGTTAGAGAAAGTAAAACCTATTATGGAAAAACAAACTGGATTAAACTTATGTCCTACTTATTCCTATTCAAGAATATATAAAAAAGATGATGTTTTAGAAAGACACAAAGATAGAATGTCGTGTGAAATATCTACAACAATGAATTTAGGAGGAGATCCTTGGCCAATATTTTTAGAACCAAATGAAACAAAAGGTAAAAACACTGATGATGGTTATGTTTCAGAAAATACTGTTGGAGTAAAAATAGATTTAAATCCTGGTGACATGTTAGTTTACTCTGGTTGTGTATTAGAACATTGGAGAGATAAATTTGAAGGACAAAACTGCGCCCAAGTATTTTTACATTATAATAATATTGAAACTCAGGGTGATAAAAATAAATATGATGGGCGACCGCATTTAGGACTACCTTCGGATTATAAGCGTGGATAATTTTATATATGAATTTAATATAAATAAAGACCTTTGTGACAAACTAATTGATTATCATAAATTAAATCAAGAATACAAACACGAAGGAGTTAATTCACATAAAGAAGTAGATAAAACTTTAAAAGATTCTATAGATGTTAATGTGTATCCTAGTAGTAATAATCCTGATATAGGTTTTTATTTTAATGAAATAGGTGAAGGTTTATTTAAATATTTTAAAACATATACATTTCCAGAACCCTCTAATATGAGTTTAAATCTTTTTACAAAAGAAGGTTTTAATATTCAATACTATCCTCCAGGTGGGGGATATAAAAACTGGCATTTTGAAAGAGCTGACACACATGGTCATATAATCACAAGAACACTTGTATTTATGACTTATTTAAATGACGTAGAAGATCAAGGAGAAACAGAATTTCATTTTCAAGAAGTTAAAATTAAACCTAAGAAAGGTTTATCTCTTATTTGGCCAGCAGATTTTACATATACTCATAGGGGTATACCTTCCCCAACCCAGGAAAAGTATATTGCAACTGGGTGGTTTAATATGGTATAAGTTTTCTTTAAATTAGGACACATATGCTACAAAAACTAGGTTTTTTACCAGGATTCAATAAACAAGTTACATCTACCGGTGCAGAGTCTCAATGGATAGACGGAGAAAATGTACGTTTTAGATATGGTACACCTGAAAAAATAGGTGGTTGGAATCAATTAGGTGCAGCTAAGTTAACAGGTGCAGCTAGGGGTTTGCATCATTTTGTAAACAAAACATCAACAAAATTTGCAGCCATAGGAACTAATAGAATTTTATATGTATATTCTGGTGGTGTGTTTTATGACATTCACCCTTTAGTTAATCCATTAGGTACAGCTATTACAAGTGCGTTTAGCACGGTTAACGGATCACCAACTGTAACTATTACATTTCCAACTCCAACTACTTTTAAAGCAGGTGATATAATTTTATTTGGAGATACATCTACTTTTAGCGCTATTACAAATTCTAATTTTGGTGCTACTGATTTTTGTGACAAAACATTTATGGTAACTAGTGTACCAACAACAACCACTATAACTATTACAATGCCTAGTAATGAAACAGGAAGTGGTGCAACAACATCAGGTGGTATAAAATACTATCAATACTATCATGTGGGACCAGCAGAACAAATAGGAGCGTTTGGTTGGGGTATTGCATTGTGGGGTGGTAATATATTAGGAGCATTAACTAATACTTTAAACGGAGCTATTAGTGCTACGTCAGGAGGAAACAATGGTTCTGCTACAGAGATTACATTAACCAATGCAACAGGTTTTCCATCTACAGGAACTAACCATGTTCAAATAGGAACAGAAGAAATATCATATACAGGGATTTCTGGAAATAAATTAACAGGTATAGGAAGAGCGGCTAGAGGATCAACAGCCACTACTCATTCTAATGGTGCAACAGTAACTAACTCATCTAGTTTTACAGGATGGGGATCGCCAGCAGCTAACACTGACCAAGTAACAGATCCAGGATTATGGTCTTTAGACAATTTAGGATCAACTCTTATAGCATTAATACATAACGGTGAATGTTTTGAATGGGATGGCGATGCAACAAGTGCAACATCAACAAGAGCTACAATTATAACGGGTGCACCAACAGCGTCACGTGATATGTTAGTGTCTACACCTGATCGTCACTTAGTATTTTTTGGAACAGAAACAACTATTGGTGATAAAACAACTCAAGATGATATGTTTATAAGATTTTCGTCTCAGGAAAATATAAATGACTACACACCTACAGCAGAAAATACTGCTGGCACACAAAGACTGGCCGCCGGATCACGGATCATGGGTGGTAAACTAGGTAGAAATGCAATTTACATTTGGACGGATACATCTTTATTTACCATGCGTTTTGTAGGTCAACCATTTACATTTGCTTTTGAACAAGTTGGTACAAACTGTGGATTAATTGGTATGAATGCAGCTGTAGAAGTTGATGGTGCTGCGTACTGGATGTCTGATAATGGTTTCTTTAGATACACTGGTAAACTAGAATCTATGGACTGTTTAGTTGAAGACTACGTTTACGATGACCTTAACATAACATCTAATCAATTGGTTTATTGTGGTATTAATAATTTATTTGGTGAAATTACATGGTTCTATCCAACAAGTACGTCTAATGTAGTTAACAGAGCAGTTACATATAGTTATTTAGATTCAACATCTAAAAGACCTATATGGTTTACAAATGCAAGTTCGTTGTTTCCAAGAAGCACTTGGGAAGATTCTGCAGTATTTGGTTTACCTCATGGAACAAAATATAATGCAGGTGATGATGCATCTTACGATGTAACTGGTAATACAGATGGTACAACAATTTATTTTGAACATGAAACAGGAGTTAATCAACAAGAAGCAGCAACTACGGCTGTAGCTATTCCAGCAAATATTACATCTGGAGATTATGATATTACACAAAAAGTTATTAGAGGAGCTGCAACTAACTTAGGTGATCTTAGAGGTGATGGAGAAAACATAATGAGAGTTAGTAGAATAATACCAGATTTTATAGCACAACAAGGAAACGCTATTATACAATTAGATTTAAGAAATTATCCAAATGACACTGCAGCCAGTTCATCATTGGGTCCTTTTACAGTATCTTCTACAACAGATAAAGTAGACACAAGGGCTAGAGGTAGAGCTATAGCTCTTACAATATCTAATACAGCAGTAGATACCAGTTGGAAACTAGGTACTTTTAGGTTAGATATACAAACTGGAGGAAGACGATAATGTCAGTAGATAAAAAAATTAATTATGAAATACAGGGTGGTGTTGAAAATTATTCACCATCTGAAATGGTTACTGTACCAAAATTTGCCAAATCAGCTCCCGACCATCCCCAAACAGTATTAGCGTATATTACAAAACCAGAAATAGATTTAATAATTAAAAAAGATTTTCATGGTTCTTTAAAAGATGGACCCAATAAAGGACCTGGTGGTCTTATGAGTTTAAATGCTGGTTTTAATGAACCAGGTGGTTTTCAATCTGGTGGAAATCAAAGCGCTGCAGAAAGTGGTGACTCTGGTGCTTTTGGTGGAGGAGCAGAAAATGAACAAAACGCTCAAGATGTTAGAAACGCAGCAATAAATGCAGGAGCAGGGCAAACAGTTAACCCAGGTTTTTTTGATGATAGATATACTATAAGCCCTGAAGAAGTAGCGGCTGCTAAAGCATATAGAAAAGATCCAAATAATTTATTTGCTCAAAAAGCGTTTAACAAAACACATGGCGGTGGTCTTGGTAATTTTATTGGAGGTGGCGGAATAATGGGTGGATTAATTAGAAATGTAGGACAAGCTTTTGGTTTAGGTAAAAAATATAACGAACCAACTTATGACATGTCTGGTTATAGTAGTTTAGGTTTTGGTGGAACAGGGCAAGAAGGTTTTGGTGTTCCAACTCCACAAGGTGATTACGATGTGTTAGGAAATAAAATAAATGAAATTACAGGTGAAATAACTTCTCCTACAGGTCAGAGTCTTGGTTTTCTTGATGATTATCCTGGTGGTCTTGGTAGTAATGACGGTGGTATAACAACTATTGATACAGGTGATAATAATAACTACACACAAAATCTTGTTGAAACTATTAATGAAACTGTTGATGATAATATACCTGATGAAGATTTACTTTTAAGATATTTGGGAGCAGACAACACATTAAACCCTGAAGCTGCAGGAGTTAATAGTGTTGCAGAACTTAGAGATTTACAAATGGAACGAGCTAAAAATATATTTACAACATAATGGCAAAGATAGTACAAACATTAACAAGAGCAAGTGATGAATACGAACAAGACATAGCTCAGTCTTTAGTTAGAGATTTAGATGCGGTTCTTGAAAAATTAAACACAACATTTCAAGAAGAATTAAAACAGGAGATAGAAGCTAGAAGTTTCTTTTTAGATTAATGGCAGTAGTAAACCAATATAAATTTGCAGGCATAGATAATAATACAAGCGGTAGTGCATTAACACCTTTAGGTACTGGTATTCCTGCAGTTAATGAGACTATAGTTATTAAATCTATACTTGTTACATCAGCAGGTACACCGGTTGTTACTGTTACTAATAACAGTATTACAGCTATTAAATCTATAGCATTAACAGCTAATCAAACAAAAGAATTATTAACACAACCCTTAATAATAGAAGGTGGAAAAACCTTTACAGTACAATCAAGCAGTTCAGATTCGTTTGACGTAGCTATTAGCTATCTAAACATTAAAAAAGAGGTAACAACATAATGAAAGTATATGACGCTAAAGTAGAAGAAACTTACAGACACAAAGAAACTGGAGAGATTTTTAAGGAAAGAAAAGACTGGGAAGCTAAAGGGTATAAGAATGAGGACATGGCACAAGACGTAAAAGTTATCATGCCAACTCTTGATTTAGTAGGAAAAACAAAGTAAACTGACAAAACCATGGGAATAGAAGATATACAAATTTCAGAAGAACTAGAAACTAACGCACCATCTATTAAGTATAGAGGTGATGAAGGTCCTAGATCTCCACAACAAAAACAACAAATGATGATGGCTCAATTAGAAGAAGCTTATGGTCAATATGTTGATGAAATGATAGAAATGGGACAAGAAGATTCTATCATGCCTTTACGACAATTTATAGAACAAGCTATGGCCGAAGGACAAATGGCAGGTGGTAATCCTTTACCACAAGATCCAACAAAACCAGTTAATCCTTTTCAACCAAAACCTACAGGACCAGTACTACCTAACAGACAGATGGCAGCGTATGGTGGTATCATGGGTATAGATGGTAGACGTCAATATGGTTTAGGAAGTAAATTTAAAAAATTTGTAAGAAAAATTATACCAAATGAAGTAGCAGAGATTGCCGTTAAGGCTGCACCATTTGTTGCACCGTTTAACCCATTAGCTGCAGCAGCTATGTCAGGTTTAGGTAGCTTTGATCAAACAGGTAGAATAGGTTCATCACTTAAATCAGGATTAATGACTTATGGTTTAGGTCAAGGTGCTAGATATTTAGGTGGAGCAGATTTTCAAGGATTACAAAACCCATTTACTAGAGATGCATTTAGCATGCCAACAGGTAGTGGTGGAATTAAAAATTTATTTAAAGGAAAATCAGAATTTGTTCCTTCAGGAAATAAAAATGTAAGACTAGACCAACAACCAAGTTTATATGGTAATGCAGCAGGAACAGGTGATGCTTCAATTGCAGAAACTATTGCTGCTGGTGGTAAAAATACTACTATAGGTGGTAACATAATAAAAGAACAATCAAAAAGTCTTTTTGGAAAAGATTTTTTAAACTTACCTGGAGGTGTTAGAAATCTTTTATCTAAAGCAGGATTAGGTAATAATCTTGTAACAGGACTTTTAGTCGGTGGTCTAGGTGCAGGAGCACTTATGGGTGGTATGACAGAAGAAGAACAAGCTGAGATGGATAGAGGTGAAGGCATGGATGTAGAAGGTATTAGACAAGAAGTTCTTACAGCCATGAAAGATCCAACTGGTGAAGCATTAAAAGCAATAAGAATTAAATATCCTTTTTTAGGAAGACAAGATACTAAAGATATGTCAGCCATGGCTATGGGTGGTAGAGCAGGTTTTGCTGAAGGTGGTGGAATCATGGACCTTGGTGGCATGGAAAAAGATTATAGAGCTGAAGGTGGGTTTGTACCTATTGGAAAAGCTGAAAAAGCAGATGATGTGCCTGCAAGATTAAGTGTAAATGAGTTTGTATTTACCGCAGATGCTGTTAGAAACGCAGGTGGTGGAGATATAGATAAAGGCGCAGAAGTTATGGAGAACATGATGAAAAATTTAGAAGCTGGTGGACAAGTGTCTGAAGAGTCACAAGGTATGGCTGGCGCACAACAGATGTTTGAAACATCACAAAGATTAAGCGAGGTTATGTAATGGCTGTACAACAAACACAAGCACTTCCACCACAATACGTAGAAGATCTACAGAAGGATTTAGGAACACAGTTAACGGCGTTAACTGCTGCACCATTAGCTACCGATAAATTTGCACCTCAAGTTGCTGGTCAAGACCAAGCGCAACAAGATGCATACACAATGGCTACAACACAAGGCCAAGGTATCGGTGCATTTCAACCTTACATTACGCAAGCAGGAGCCTATGATACTGCAGCAGCTGGAGCATTAGGTACAGCAGGAGGTTTATCGGGAGCACAAGCTTATCAAGGTTTTATGTCTCCGTATC